AGCACCAATAGCGTCTCCAGAAGGATACGGAATGTCCGTAATCGCATAACCATCCAAGTCGATCTTCTTGGCAACAGTATCCAGAGCAATAATCACATACTCCTTGTTGCTATCGTTTGGATCGCTGAACAAGCAGGAAGCACGGACATTGGCGGCAGCATCGTCGTTGATCGGAGCTTGAGACAGCGTGCCAGCACCTGAAACAGCCGTAGTTGCAGCCGTGACGGGAAACGTCATGGTTGTTGCTGAAGCGTAAGTCAAAAGCCTAAGCCCATTTGGATCTGTCCCAGTAAAGGTCAATCCAGCAATTAGTCCATATCCAACAGTGTCGATGGCGAACCCATGTCCAGCAGCGATTGTGATTGTCACCAGGTTGGTTGCAAGTGAGGACGATGTAATTGTCTTTGACGCATCAATCAGCAAGAATGGCAACTGCAAGGGAGAACCTCCCGTAGTCAATGCACCTGTCCTACTCACCACGTTCTTCCGTGGCTTCCAATACCCCTCCATGCGCCCATTCAGAGACTCCCTTACCTCACCCTCTTGGAGTTGGTTAAGTTGTTCTCTCTGGTTAACGCGCTCAAAGAAACGATCAGCGGTCTCGCCAATCGCAGAATCCATCGCGCCACCACTCTGGGCAAACTGGGACATTACGCGTAGTAAACAACCACCACACCGGACGTAAGAACCACGGAGCTAAAGTCACCACCAATACCCAAACCCGCAGGAAGGGTAATGGTCTGCAACCTTGATGCACCAGTGATGCTCCCAGACGCACTAGCCACAGTAGACAACACAGCGTCATTGACCACCTGAATCCAGCGGATCTTGCCAGTGTAAGTAGTTGCCGCAGTGGAAAGCACAATGCCTCCACCTTGACCCTGTAAATCATATGCAACCGGACTAGCCATAATTATATTAAAGTATCACCAACGCAACACGCAATGGTTCACACGCAAAGTAACACATTACGCATCCTTGTCAAGCACGTCGTAAAGTGTGATACCATACACAAAAATGGACGCTTAACGTCACATCCTGCACACCACAGCACACGGCCCCCTTTGGCCATTTTTTGTCTGGGTGGTTTATCGCTCCCGCTTTTCCCGTGCCTCCAAAATCCTGACCCCCCCCCCCTATTGCACATATCTTGCATTAACACCTGGATTGCATTAGCACCTGGCTTGTGAATAAGGCACAACTTGTTACAATAACCGTAATGCTGAATCGCGTTCCACAGGCTGCAGCCTAGGGTCTAGGCTTGTTCCACGGGATTCATTCCCTAGCAGAAGCTGTAATTAACTCGCCATTTCGTGAGCCGTGCGCTGGGACCACTACATATGGTGGTGCTTATGTCGATAAACCGTGGAGAACGAAAAGCTTGACACGTTTTCGGAATCCTGATTATAATCCATCTGGAAGAGAGACAAGGAAGATTGTTTCCTTCCACGTGACTATCATACGTGAGTGAGCCAGCGAACGAGCGGAACAGCACTGACCCTTGTAACCTCAGCGCATGCTCATACTGCGGAGCGTATAGCGGAGCAGTAACAGCACTGACCCCATTAACGGCAGCGAATGCTCCCGTTAATATTATACACGCGTTGAGGATATTCTTTGCAATAACGGGAACGATTCTATGATTCTCTGAGTCATTTGAGTCATCTAAGCCGCTAGATTCTCTGAGCTACCTGATTCTCCGGGTGTTTCCTTCCTTGCCTTGCTTGCTCTTCCTTATCCCTTGGATATTTGACAATAACCCATAAGATAGCCACCTTGGACCGTCGAGCTTGGATCTCTTACGGCATGGCTGATCGCTGCCAGTGTAACTAGGGGCCGTTATTTGGCCTGTGGAATGGCTCTTTTGCTTGTGGTCCAGCTTTTCTTGTCCTTGTGAATCCCTTGTATTTGCTGGGTTTGTGGCTTGTCTCGAAACTATTTTCACTTTTTAGAAACTATTTGTCGACAATGGGAATCCGGTGGGATAGGTTCTTCTCAGTTGCACGACGCAACACCACACCACACCACACAAAACCATGAATACCTCAATCCTCATTATTCCTGCCGTCTTCTTCGTCGCAATGGTCGCGATATTCGGCTGGCGCAAAGCTCCGGGAATCTTCCTTGGAATAATGGCCGCTTGTGCCGTGATTTACGCAACAGCCGCAATTGTCCACGCTTGAACACATGAACGACAAACCAATAAACACTTGCCCATGTTGCGCCGAGATCAAGCCTCTGTGCCTCCTCAAGACCGCTGACGGGCGGGAGTGGTTTAATGCCGCTTGCAAGCCTTGCTCAATGGCGATGGATGAACAAGACCGATGGACGTTCTTTCCCTATCTCAAATGAATTAGAATTTTATTCTTGATTGCTGGCAATTTACAGCCATTCTATTCACGTCCAAGCGTGACCCGCGATGCAGGGCGAAACAGAAGACACCAGATAAACAGGCGCGGCCCGCGACGCAGGGCAAACATCACACATCAAATAATCAAACTATGAAAACACTGACCACCATCACCTGCATCGCCAAAAACACTGAGCGTCAACACTCGTTCATCCGCGCATATTCTGCGAAAAAGCCGACCTACGCTGGAGCCGCCCGCATGGTCGCAGCCAAGTTCAATGCTGACAACGACTCAAACGGCGAATATCCAATGCTGAAGCCGTCCGACATCAGCGTGTCGCGCATCGAATTTTGCGATTACCAGACAAACTAATCCACTGCCCAAAAAACAAACAAAACAAAACATGAAACACTCACACACCCAGGGAGAATGGATGAAGCTAGGCTGCACGGTTTACGCCGGAGAAACCATGATCGCGGGAACCTACTGCGAGGGAAACAGAATATTGCACCCGATCATTTTTGAGAAGGACATCGTGCCGGATTCGATGGCGATACATGGCAACGGGTGGGATGAGGCCGGGGCAAATGCCCGCCTTATTTCCGCCGCTCCTAATTTACTAGAGGCTTTGCAAATGCTCATGCCACAGGAACCACGGGAAGCTGACAGCTACGACCGTGCAATGTGGGACAACGCCAGAGCCGCAATCGTAAAGGCAATCGGAAAGGAGGCGGCATGAAATTTGCCTGCTCACGATGCGGGAGTCGGAACTGGCCCGATCCTGAGAGTTCTTGCCCTCTATGCAATGACGAGAGGGAAGAACCCGCCGAAGCCCTTGGCTACCCCTTAGAGGCTCAAGAACGGGCTGTTGAGAGGTTTACCCGCGATGGATGCAGGCTTCTTTCAGCCCTCAGATGGTGGCGATCCATCGACCAGCAAACCGACGAGGACCAAACGCCGGAAACGATGGCCGAGCGGCTGGCATGGCTGCACACTGAGGCTTGCCGGGATGCATGGGAGGACATGGAACAATCACCCTCGCATTTCGCATGGAATGACGCTTGCGCACTTGCAGGCTTCGACCTTGCGAAGAATTACAGAAAACCAAACCAATAGAAACCAAACAAAATGAGAACACATAAATCAGAAAGCGTTAATCAATACGGGCAGGGAGACTCGACTATTTGCGTTACCCGTGCGGCATGGCGAAGGGAACACGGCGTGACGAAGAAAGATGCCACGCTATTCATCGGCGGGGCATACGGTGAAGTAAGCCGGAAGTTCGCCGCTGGCATCCTACGCCAATTCAGGCGGACAGATACGGCAATCAAGAGCCTTGGAAACCCCAACAATACAAGCAAATGATCGTGGATTTTGATCTTCTGGTTAGGGAGACCGCGGACGTTTTCGGAGTTTCAGCCGAGGACATATTAGGACCGAAACGGACGAAACTCGCATCATTGGCCCGTCATGTTGTCATGGCCTGTTGGGCGGATCACCACCCTTACCAAGACGCGGCGAACCGCTGCAATCGGACCTGTCACTCAACGGTGATTTGGGCGCGGCAGAGGATCTTGAACGAAGCCGAAATGGATGTCTCATTCGCGGTCATGCTCAACGCTATTTCCCGCCGCTGCCAATACGGGGCAGAACCAGAAGAAAAAGAGAAACAAATTGAAATTTGCGCTTGAAACCGGATCGAACCCGGCTAAAACGAACACGCATTCAGCACCAAACAAACCAAAAATATGAAAATTACCATTGAACCGACAGAAAACCACGGACGCAAAATCGAAAGGCAAAGCCCCAAGGTGGAGCTTTGGGTTCCCGGCGATCACCATAGCCTCGAAGAAGTCATTGAACATCTTGTAGCCCCTGCTCTGAGGGCTTTCGGATACGGCGTCTCGGAAGGACAAATCGTGGTTAACGAATACGAAGCGTAACCCGTCAGCACCAAAGAAAACGAAAACATGACAACAACACCCAAAACAAACGAGGCGATTGTGGCGCACGAACCGCAAAGCATGGCACTGGCGCAAGTGAGCGCAGAAACTCAAGCCTTTGAGCTTATCCAACGGCAAGCCATGATGCTTTCCAAATCCACGCTAGTCCCCAAAGACTTCGCCGGAAACGTCGCTAACTGCGCGATTGCGCTCAACGTGGCAAAACGAACCCGCCTTGACCCATTGATGGTGACGCAAAACCTCGCAATCATCCACGGTCGACCATCTTGGAGCGCAACGGCACTCATTGGAATGATTAACGCATCCGGCAAGTTCTCACCGCTTCGTTTCGTCATGGATGACGATGATGCACCCTCATCCTGCTACGCTGTAGCCAAGGACAAGGACAGCGGCGAGGAACTCAAGGGGGAGAAAATCACCCTTGAAATGGCCAAGAAAGAAGGCTGGTCAACCAAGAACGGGAGCAAGTGGCTCACGATGCCGGGGCAGATGCTCCGATACCGTGCAGCGAGCTTCTGGAGCCGCGCATACGCTTCAGATATGAGCCTGGGGATGTATACGCAAGACGAGGTTCGGGACTTCGCAGAGCCGCCGCGCAACGTGACCCCGGCAAAGGTCAACCCATTCATCGAGGAACCCGTCGAGGTTCTGGAAATCGAGGCGGAAACCGTCCAGCCTGTCGAAGTCGAGATTGTCCAAGAAGTCCCGGCAAAGAAGGTCAAGACGACAACAGAAACTCTAAACGATGCTTTTGAGGCAATGGCGAAGGAGGCAGCACAATGAGTCTGTTTGACGATATCCCTCTACCTATCGGAACTGTTTACTACGACAAGGCGGTTGATGAGTTCGACGCTAAAGAGCAAAAATATCTGATCTCTTGCGCAGGGAACGCCTCCAAACATTACCCAAGATGGTTATCCCGCGAACTCGTGGAACGCCAGCACGGGCAATCGCTGATGAGCGGAGTCGAGACACGCGAAGCGTCACCCGGAACCTCCTATAACACCAGATTTTTCAGGTCTAAAGCCTGAACGAAAACAACAAAACGAAACAAAATGAGAGTTACGCACACACCATTCAAGACACGAACCCGCGCAATCGGCAGCGACCTCGAAATTACAATCGCATTGTTAGGCGCACTGAAGAACCCGAACAAAAGCGCATTCAGCAAACTGGGCAAGATCGCCACAACCCTCACAAAGCTATTCAAATGAAAATCGAACAAGGACTAGGCAAAACGTATTACGAGCGGTCAGCGACCCCTTCAGGCCCCAAAGCGGGGCCAGTGTCGAAGTCTCTACTCTGGGATTTCAACAGGTCTCCCTTCAAGTGGCGGCACAGCAAGCCAAGGGAGGCATCGAAGGCAATGGATCTTGGGACGCTTATCCACGCCGCAACATTGGAGCCTGAGACGGTGGAGCAAATCATCGCAATTTCTCCCTACGCTGACTTCAGAACAAAGGAAGCCCGCGAGTGGAAAGCCGATCAGGCCGAGTCCGGCAAAATCATCACGTCACGAGATGAAATCGACAAAGCCATCTCTATTGCCGAGACTGTCACGGATGAATACCACTTGCAATTCGATGCCCGATACAAAACCGAGGTAGCTGTTTTTGGGAAGATCGGGGCGACGGAAATCAAAGGACTTATCGACATCGTTCCTGATGGCCTTGATTGCCTGATGGATCTCAAGACGACCGGAGAGATTGGGAACCTAGAATCCCTCCAGCGCGTCATCGTCAACCGGGGCTATCACTGGCAAGCGGCACTCTATCTCGACATCTGGAATGCGGCGGCAAACGAGAAGCGGACACGGTTTATCTTCTGCTTCGTGGAGGTCGAATCACCGCACGAAACGGCATGGGTAGAATTATCCGAGAATTTGCTTGAACTCGGTCGGGCCGGATATATGAACGCCTTAGCCAAGTGGCAAACCTGCGTTGCAACGAACCACTGGCCGAAACAAATCGAAGGAATCCAAACAATCGAAACACCAAAATATATCCAACAATGAAACAAACAATTGATATCAGCATCGACGTTAGCAAGATCGACAAGACGGCTCTTTACGAGTCTCCAAAGACAGGGAAGAAATACCTCAGTATGTCGCTACTCATTCGGGAGGAGAAAGACAAATACGGGAACGACGGCTTCATCGTCCAGAAGATCAGCCAAGCGCGGAAAGCTGCTGGTGAGCGCGGGGCAATTCTTGGCAATGGCAAGATCATGGACTGGGACGCTCCCAAGCAAAGCACACACGGAGAGGCCAAGTCCAACGGATACGCTCCTCAAGCAAATGCTCAGGACGATGACGATTCGGATTGTATCCCCTTCTGATGTTAGAAACTCAAACCAAAATGGAAATTGAAATCTTAACGCCAGTGGACGCGCACAAAAGCGGATACCTGTCATTGACTACTCCTTACAACCAAGAAAACCCTCAAGAGGCCCAGTGGATGCGAACGGTTATAAACGACCTCAAGGGTTGCCAAATCGTTCTAGTCGAAGTAATCGGTGGCCTTGAGGTAGCGCGTCACAAATCCGAAATGATCCTCGCAGGACAACGAGTATGAGCGACCTATTCCCAGAAACAGGAGGCAACTTGTCCCCTCGCCTTAAATGGCAGGAGGAGAAGCGCATCAAGACGCTGAGACGAGCAGACGGGAAGTGGGTCGCCTTCAAATCCGAGACCAGCCATAGCTTCACCGACGAGGTGGAACTGGACGCAGTGATCGGACTTGCAAAGAAACTAAAACTTAAACTTTGGAATGAATGAGTTGGCTTTATTCGCAGGTGCTGGTGGAGGAATTCTTGGAGGAAAACTCCTTGGATGGAGAACAATATGTGCGGTTGAGTGGGAACCATACCCAGCAAGCGTATTGCTCGCTAGACAAAATGACGGTATGCTCCCGGCTTTCCCGATTTGGGATGACGTTCAAACCTTTGACGGAAAGCCTTGGAGCGGACTTGTTGATGTGGTATCTGGCGGATTCCCGTGCCAGGACATTAGTTCAGCAGGACGAGGAGCCGGAATCGAAGGAGAAAGAAGCGGTATGTGGAAACACATGGCACGAATCATCGGCGAAGTTCGACCTCGATACGCTTTCGTGGAAAACTCACCAATGCTTGTTCGCAGAGGACTTAGCACCGTCCTCAGTGATCTTGCCAAGATGGGGTATAATGCGAGATGGGGAGTGCTTTCAGCAGCCTCCGTTGGTGCAAACCACAAAAGGGACAGGATATGGATTGTCGGTGTGGATAGGGACTCCAACCGCAACCATGAGCGAGCGCAGCGAGAAATTTGCGGCGGGAAGATTGCCAACACCGGCAGAGTATGTGCAGAAATGGCCCACGCCGACAGCACACAACGCCAAAGAAATCAACGCCCCAAGCGAAAAGAACAGGAATACCCCTACGCTTGCAGCCCAAGCTGGTGGGAAACTGAACCCAACTTGGACAGAGTGGCTGATGGGGTTCCCGCTAGAATGGACAGACTTAAAGCCATTGGAAACGGACAAGTCCCTCTTTGCGCCGCTACAGCATGGAGATTGCTAACTCAAGAATTATGAAATACCAAACCACAATCGGCGTTGACCCAGGGACCAACGGAGGAATCGCACTTATCGACGAAAGAGGAAATGCACATGCACACAAAATGCCGGACACTTTGCAGGATCTGTTTGAATTACTCAATTCTTACAGCGTGGGTTGCGATGGAAATTGCAGAGCTTATCTGGAACAAGTCCACAGCAGTCCTCAGATGGGTGTTAAATCGGCCTTTACCTTTGGCAATGGCTTTGGTCATCTCGAAATGGCTCTTACAGCGGCGGGAATCCCATTTGAGCGCGTCAGGCCGCAAGTCTGGCAAAAGGCAATGGGGTGCATGACGAAGGGCGACAAGAACGTCAGCAAAAGACGCTCGCAGGAACTATTCCCACAAATCAAGGTCACTCACGCAATTGCTGACGCATTACTAATCGCCGCATACGGGGCAAAACAATAAACAAACACAAACAAAATGACACCAATCGACAGAAATCCAGACATCCTCTTCAACGAGGAAGAACCATACACGGCCCAGATTCCATGGGGATACAAGGTCATCGAGGGGAAGAACCTGATGCACACAGCGAGGTCAGCGAAGATCCCGTTTGGAGTTGCCAGTATTATCAACAAGGTGACTCACAACTCAAGGCCGCAAACCGTTGGCTTGGTAATACGAGACGCTGACATTGAGCGATTCGATGCAGCGATCAAAAAGAAGCTCGCAAGGAAACTAGCCGAAAGCAAATCATGAGCGCAATAAGCATCGTAACACTGTTGCT